AACAGATACCACTGCCCAATCGGATGGTCGTCCAGCAGATAGTCCAAGAACAAGGAAAAAGCTGCACTGATCAGAGCAATCAGAGTCAATGTCAGCAGGCTGAGAATCATGTGGGAGTTCAATAATGCAGCAGCCTCTTCGCTTGCCACCACAGGAAGCAGTAAGTTCATCATACATAATATGGGTCAGGGATTAGATCGTTGAATATGTTTAGGACTACCTCATTGATGCCCTCATCATTTCGATAGGTTGGCGCAAAGGAGAAGCAGATGCTTGAGTAAGTTAAGCCATCAACAGCAGTAAACTCATAGACCTTCTGATTGGTGGGATTTATGAACATTAACTCATATTGTCCGCCATAAGGATTGAAAAATCCATCAGGACAGCCTGCCAAATCAATCTCAATGTAGCCGAGGTAATCAATGTCTAACTGCTGGCTTATGCGAGCATTCACACCAGGCTTATTGATGTTAATGATAATTGAATCCTCCGGATAAGATGGTGGCACAAGAATTAACAAAGCATCAGGACAACTGTTGAGAGGCTCACAGGCCTTAAAACAATTATTGCAACATTGTGCCATACTTTTCGAGATTGAAGTTACTGGTGATCTCTGCAAAATTAGAGAAAATAAAATAACGGAAGGCATCTAATGCGTGTGACTTGTCAGGATTCTTGTTCTTCCAAGGGTCAAGGCTTCCCTGCCTGCTCACCTTGGCTTCCTTGAGGTCAATCACTAACTCATCACACCTTTTCCCACTAATCTGCACCTTGGCCTTCTGAAGAGTCAGGATGGTGACCAGCCTGCTTGCTATGTGACTTGGGTTTGACCTTGGGACTTGTATCTGCATGTCACCTATGCCGAGATAGTTTTTGATCAGAGCATAAGCTGAGATGTTGTCTTGAGTAAATGCGTTTCTGCTTGCTCCTGATGCATCACCGTTGATAATGTAAGTCATATCAGGGAACTCTTGCTTGATTGTTTGGCAAAGAGCAGCAAGATCACCAACACGATAAACCTTGATGACATTGATGGTGGCATAAAACAAGCCCTCTGATGAGTTCTTGATGTATTGGCTCACTACGCATGTGTTAGTGACATTGAAGTCAAAGGCTAAGTAAAGATTGTGAATCGGAGAGGCCTTGATGTAGCCCTGGTACACATGCTTGCTGAAGTCAAATGAGGTCGCAAAAAGCGACTCCCTATCCCAAATGCCCCACTGCCCCAAGGCATAAACCTCATAGTAAGTCTGAGATACTTCTTTAAGAGCCTCCATCCTGACAGGGTATTGGTCATCAAGAAAATCTAAGGCATCAAGGTAAGTCCCGTGAAGCCTAAGCACTTCATTGGCCTCTTTTGCTGGCACATCATCAAAGAACCTCTTTTTAATCCAGTGACTGTCTGACACAGGATTGAAAGTCAAAAAGAATCTCTTAGGATGTTCTGACTTGCCCCGAAGTCTTAAGGTTATTTGCGTGAAGTCTTCAAGTGTCAGCTCAGTAGCCTCTTCAATCCAAATGTATTTAGCCTGGCTAAGTGACTTTAGCTTTTCGGGGTCATCACAACCAAGAAAGATAATCTTGTTGCCACCGGATTGAATCTCTAAGTATCCAGTCTTAACTCTGCAAAGCTTATTCAAGCCCCACTGAGTTATTTTGTTTTGAAAGTCAGCAAAGACTGAGTTTCTCAGAGTGCTGGCTACCTTCCTGATGACAAAGTAAGTCTGAAACTCATTGTTTCTATGATCGCATATCTCAGCCAGTAGCATCTGAATCATTGTCTGACTCTTGCCACTTCCTGCACCGCCCCAAAGGATGTTATAAGTCTTAGGGTCAGTTACTGCACTCAAGTACTTTTCCTGCCAAAGGTTAGGACTTGATAGGTCAATCTTTGCCAACTTACTCTGATGCTTTGGCCTCCTTTGGACTTGTAGGTCTGATAACCTCTGTCATCTGCATGGTGACCTGCTCATGGTTCATGAGGCCCAAGTCCCTTGCGATAATGTTGTGATTGAAGAGACCACTTGCAGCCCCTTCCAGCTTGCTTGTATAGATGGCCTGCTCTATGCGTGTAAAGACACTACCGAAATCTTTTGATTTGGTTTTGTACTCTGATAGCTTAGTCCAGCATGAGAACCCACAAGCAAGAGCAAAACCTTCTTTTGTAAGCAATCTTTTTTTAGGCAATCTCACCTCTGTTGCATCCTTCCCTCTAAAGTCTACCTCAATCAGAGGAGTCTCTTCTGCCCATTGAACATACTGTTCAAAGTTCTCAAGGATTTCTTCAGGTGTTTTAAATTTCCCATCAAGGCCATGTTTCAGCCTTAACATCCAACATTGATTTCCCTTAGGTGCTGCCATAATTTGTACCGGGCTAATGCCCCTTAGTTTTTAGATTGATTATTTTTTCTTTTTAGATGCTTTCTTGGCCTTCTTAGCCACTGACAAAGCAATGGCAACGGCCTGCTTTTGAGGCTTGCCTGCTTTCATCTCTGTCTTGATGTTTGAGCTAACTGTCTTAGCTGAATATCCCTTTTTCAATGGCATAGCTTTATTTATTTATTGCAAAGGTAAGTGTTTTAAGATTGACTCATAGAGGTCAAGTTGATTTTGCCATCTTGATTGGTAGCCAGGAGTAAGGTTGGTTTCCAGTTTGGCTCTAAGTTGCTTGCACTTGCGATTCAGAAAGAATCTAATGTCTTGGACTGTCATTTCTTGTTTGGGTTGGAAATAAAATAAATCATTCTCATAGGTGGCAGTGCCTTCCCACATAGAAGGCACTTGGCTAATGTTTATGTTATTCATAGTTTCTTAGTCGCATTAAAGGCCCATCAAATTTTAAAGGTTTGATTCCGGTTGAACCTGATCGCATCTTGACTTGGTCAATGATACACAAATTTTCATTTGGGTATTCTCTGTCTCCTATTTTGGTGGTGCTGGAAGCTTCATAATAAAATTCAGGCCTAAGCATCATCCAAATGACATCAGCATCTTGTTCAATGCTTCCTGATTCCCGAAGGTCTGACATCATCGGCATCTTATCCTGTCTCTCATCAACTCGCCTGCTTAATTGGCTTAAGGCAATGACTGGTATTTGTAATTCTTTGGCAAGGAGTTTCAGCCCTCTTGAAATTTCTCCGATTATGTTTACTCGGTTTGTTTCTTTAGGATTGACCGATTCCATAAGTTGGAGATAGTCAAGGAATATGATTTTAATTCCAAACTTATTCTTCCACATGGTGGCCTTGGTTCTTAGCTTTCTTATGTTTAGGTATCCATCCTCACTTATTTTCAAGTTCCAGTCAGCCATCCTATCAACAGCCCTTTTTAGTGAATCCTTGTCTAATTTATTTAGTTCATTCTGCTTGATTTTGTAAGCATAAACTTCGGACTCTTGGCTGGCAAGCCTTTGGATTAGTTCAGACTTAGTCATCTCCAAGCTGAATAAGCCACATGGAATGTTTTGCTTTGCTAAGTTTCTCATTATGCTGACAACAAGTGCAGTTTTACCCTGCCCTGGTCTTGCTCCTATGATGGTCAATTCTCCAGCATTAAAACCTCCGCATAATTTGTCAAGTGATTCAATTCCGGTTGAATAACCTCCGACTGTTCCAGCAGGCCTATTGAACCAATTGTTAGAAGTTTCAAATAAGGCTTTTTGAAAGTTCTCTTCTGTTTGGTTTATGGTTGAGGCAAGAAGGTTATCAGATTGCAACTGAATTTTTGCAAGGTGTTCAAAAATATCAATGGCATCAGAAGTTGATCCAGCAAGCAAGTCCTGAGCAATAAAATAGGTTTTCATTTTCAGGTACTGTTCAACAAGTATCCGGCAATGAATTTCAATGTGACCAGGATGCTTGAGGCTTGTAAATATGCTTGTCAAATATCTAACACCTCCAGCTTCATTAATCAGATTTGATTTTTTTAGAGTAACTGCAAGAGTTTCCAAATTGATTGACTCTCCGGCATCATGGTGGGCTTGGATGGCTTTAGCTATTACCTTGTTTTTATCAACCTGAAAAACCTCTACTGATGGAAGGATGTTAAAGGCTTCTAATCTTTCATCATCAAAAAGCATCATGGCAGAAAGCACTTGCTTTTCTATTTCTTCGTTTTGGAATTCCATTATTGTTTGGTTTTAGGGATACAGTTTGAAAAATCAACTCCTTTCTGATGTGGAGGCTTGTAAGGTGCATTTTCCTGCGGAACATCTGTGCTTGCCTCTTTTTTGTTTTTATGGAAATCAGTAGAATTTCGTTTCCAAGTTGCTAACCTTTTTTTAATGTCAAAGAATTTTTGAGCCTGAAATCTCATTTTACCTTTTTGGTCAGTTTCTGTCCAATATGCTTTAAAATCTTCAAGCATGTTTTTGCCATATTTAGATTCATACTCTGATAAATCTGATAAATCTATTTTAACTTTTACATCAACATTTACATCCTCATTTTCATCTACATCTACATCTACATCTACATTAGCTTCGGTTTCGCTTACTTCTTGCTTCGGTTTTGCTTCGGTTTTGCTTCTGCTTTGCTTCTTTTTAGCTTTACATCCGCTTTCCCACTTAGTCCTGTTTGCTTCTAAATTTGGCTTAATAAGAATCCAAATAGTCTTAGAAATACCAGTCAATTCAGACTCAATTCCATCAAGTCCAAACTCAAAAATTTGCTTTAAAATCTCTAATTGATTTTTCTCAGGCAGTTCCTTTATGGCATCATAAAAGCTGCGATAGATCACCATTGAATCTCTTGTAATCTTCATTTTAAAAAAGTCTTAATTGGGTGTAAAATCCATTGATTCTTTTCTCTGCTATTTTGAAATATTCTTGGTCTATTTCAATTCCTATAAAATTTCTTTTATGGGTGATGCAAGCCAATGCAGTAGTTCCACTTCCCAAAAATGGGTCAATGATTGTAAAATCATCAGGAAGAATGCCTATGATGTTTTCCATTACTTTTAATGGCATTTGGCAAGGATGAGCAGTCTTTTCTTTACTTACATTTTTTACTTGATTAATCTGCCACCAATCATAAAGCTTGGCACTTTTTCCTTCTGCAATTCTTTTAGCTATTCTTTTATCAGATGGATTTTTGTAAGGTTGAGATACTTTTTTAAAATCAGGCTTAATTCCAAAAAAAGCAATGTCTCTATGTTGCTTTCCAGTATTAGAATTATAAACCCATGAAACAACCTTTTCAGGATACATGCCTATTTTAAAAGCATGTTTATAAAGGCTTTCGGGATAATGAACTATAACTTGTTTGTGATTACTAAAAATATCAAAAAGCCAATTATAGTAGTCATCATCCTTCATTTTATCTTTATAAAGACCATAGTGATAGCCTATGTTAAAAGGAGGGTCGCTTACAAAGATTACTTTACTAAAATCAATTTTGAGATTTTTTAGGATGCTGATGTTATCTCCTAAATGTATGTCAATCATAAAAAGAAAAACCCCATCCGGCTTTCCCTGTTGCGAACAGCCAAGAGTAAGGCTGACAGGTACTGACCGAATGAGGCTTTTAATTTCTTCATGACTCTTTATTTGTACCGGGTTCGCAATCCGGGTCTTTCGACATGCAAATCTAATTACTTTTATTTCATATCTTTTAAGACATTATCAATATTTTTAATTGATTCATCAAGGTAGCCTTGTGCCTGGATTAATATTTCTTTATAATCTTCTCTCTCCTCCAGGATAATCCGAGCAAGTTCGTTAATTATCTCTGATAGGTCACTGACATAGTCAAATGGAGCAAGATCACCACACTGGATGTATTCTTCGAGAACAGTATCAGTTTCATTGCCTCTAATTAAATCACGCAAAGTCTCTTTTACCATAGCATTGTAAATCTCACTACCCTGAGGACTTACTAAATTACCATTAGCAAGTTCTTTTAAATATTCTGTTGTGTATTTCATGACTTTAAATTTCTTTTTTCAAATGGTCATCAAAATTATTGATATACTCAATGAACTTATTGACCTCATCTTCTTCCATGTCAAAGATCTGCCACACAAGGCCAATGATTGAACTATTGATTGTATCCTCAGCCTCTGCCATGTCTGTGCCTAATTGCTGGTGCAAAAACTTCTCAAACTCAACAGAGTGATGGAGAAGCCTATTGAAGTGAAGTTTCACATCATGCCTTAGAGCCTTATCTGAATGCTTGATTACAAAGCCTGTTTCAATAATGCCCCGAACAAAGCAGGTGAATTTGCTAAAATCGTTTTTCATAAGATTGTTTAATTATTGGTGTCCATTGTGATGCCATAGCAAGTGCAATGCCTGGAAAAGTCTTTGATCTAACCTTGCCTCTTTCATCTTTCTTTAATTTAAAGGCATCTGCATACCATTTAGGCTGTCTTTTAGTTTTGCCATTCTTGTCTATCCATTCAAACATTTCTCCAGGATTAACATGAGTTACATGTTCATCAAATAGATTAGGTTTTGCATTATGATACAGACAAGGTAAATTTTTGAGCCATAAACAAGTTGTTTTTTGAGCTTCATCTCCAAAGTAATAAGGCTGAATTTTTTGGCTTGGTGGCTTATAGATTTTACTCATTATGCCCATTGGATTTTCAATTGCAATCATATCAATTGGAGCATTTACCATAGCCATAAAAAAATCTATGCCTTGCTGTTGCCTTCCATCTGCTCTCTTCTTTTCAAAATGTGGCGCACCACTAAGAGCAAGATGAGTGCATGGTGGAAATGCTATCATAGCATCCCAGCCCATTTTAATAACCTCAAGAACATCTGCCTTAATATGCCATTCAGGATGGCCTCCTGAGCATTCTTGAATATCACAACTAAATGCATCAATGCCTAAGTTTCTAAATTGAATTGTTACTGCTTGACTTTCTTCACATGCAATCAAGACTTTTGGACTTTTCATTTCCTCAGGCAGTGAAAGAATAGAACAGTCATAGCAAGAGCAAAAATGGTAATGGCAAAGGTTACTGATCTCCAGTAGTAATACTCTTTCTGAAGCTTGAGGTAATCTTGGTTAGAATTGTTCAACTTCAGCAGATTGTCCTCAATCGATTGCTTAAGATTAGCACACTTTTCCTTGTGGTAGTCCCTTGCTCTCCGGTGGTTGTCGGAGATGCGCTTACATTCAGCAAGCTTGTCAATTAGTTCCTGGCTCATGAGTTATGTTTGATTATTATTTTTGCAAATAAAAAACCAATTAAGCCAAGAATCAAAATTTATTATCTGAAAACCATAATGGTGTTTTTAAACCACCACAGGGTTGATGAGTTGCGGAGTGCCTTAGTAGCTACCTTATCAAGTGTGTAGGCTCTTAGATGCATTTGGTCAATGATGTATTCATTGGTTTGGCAATTGACATGACCATCTCCCTTTTGCCCAGGAACAGCCCAAGAAAGAATAATTAAACCTTTTGCATGCTTGGCAACATTATCAAGGTAAATGCTTTCAAATTCAGCAGGAATATGCTCACCTACCTCAAGAGATAGGACACAATCAAACTTCTCCTGAAGGTCAAACTCCACCGATAGATCTTGAGTCCTTGCAGTGCCTAAAGTAAGCAAAGGAGTATTTGGATTGCCATCATAAGCTTGGCAATTAATTCCAGCAAGCCTGAACAGCTCAGGATAGTAACCGATGCCACAGCCAAAGTCCACAAGAGTCTTTAACTCTTCCTTCTTCAGCATTGCAGCAATTGCCAAGGAAAGCCTGCGATCATGCATGTGACCCTCTGATGTCTTGTTTTCCCAAAAACCTTTTTCGTTAATTTTCATTTTTTTGAAATGTTAAAATACCAATCTATAACTGTTACTACTTCATCCAGTGACCAGCTCACAAGAACCAGCCAATTCTGAGCCACTAATTTATCCAAAAAAGCCAATTGTAACTCTGATGGTTTATTGTAGCCTACTTTAAGTTCAATGGCTAAACCTGAAAAGCCTTTTAGTTGGTCAAGAATTAAGCAGTCCGGCACTCCTGGTTTAACTCCCATGCCTTTTAATTTGCTTGCCTCTATGGCATTTCTGCTTCCTCCATTGGGGCAGTGAAACCAGGTAGCCTGTAGATTGTCTAAATACTTAGCAACTGACTTCTGAAAATCATCCTCTTTTCCCACATATTTCTTAAAGCCACCGGATAGGTCAATCACTGGCTTATTATGTAATAATTCAAAATAGAAACCTGCCATAAGTTACTTGCACATATATTTGCAAACCTAAGCCAATTAGAATTAAAAAATGATATCTTTAAAAATGAGTGACTTCTGTCGGGAGTTCAAAATACCTCAGCATCGTTTCAGTCGATATAAGTCAGCCTTTGCCTTGATTGCAATGGAGGGGTTTCAAAAGCCTTGGGTGCTGGTGAATGAGTATAACAAGGCAATGGTCAAAGAGATTCTATCCATCAAAGGCACAAGGCCCAAGAAGGATAGGCTGACCTATGATGCTTACAAAGAGAAGTATGGGATTACAGTGGATCACTTCCAAAAGGTATGGCACAGGCTGCACCTGGAAGACCAGGATGGTAAGATGATGATTGTAGATAGTAAGCAGAATTATGCCCTTCTGAAGTATGGGAGAATCTACCGAAAAAAAACTTAGATTATTTTTGCAGATATATTTGCAGATAAAAAAACAAGTATTACATTTGTATCACTGCAACAAAGCAGCACAAGTTCAAAACATAACCAAACAAAAAAATGACAACTGATCAATGGATTAATAATTGCAAACAAGTAGCTTATCACAATTCAGCTATTAATCGCAAAACTGAAGAATCTCCTAAAGAATTTTATCGTAAAGCCTTGGAGGTGATTAAATATTATCGAATTGCTAATAGTCACAATGTACCTACAATACAGGCTTATTGCAATTTAATGGGTTATTCAACTTGGGAATAACACCTCCCATTTTTACCTCAAGTTCAAAACATAACCAAACAAAAAAATGACAACAGCAGAATTATCCCAGCGCATTATCGCAGACAGAACCTCATCTTATGGACACTATAAAGTGACCATTCAATACAGAGGCAAGATGTATAGTTGCACTACTACTGATTCAATGGCTTACGATCGTTATAATGATGAAGATTCTCAAAGAGGAGTTCAGAGAGATGCTCTTAAGTCTTTATGGAATGAGTGTAAGCGCAAAAACAATCTTTACTAATCATCATGCAACTTCCTGAAACACCTTTCAAAGAGAATCTTTATCACCTTTTAAGATTCTTTGCCTTCCTAATTTTCGCAATGGCAATAACAAGTTTTTAATTTTTATAAACAAACCAAACAGACAAATGGCAATAATAGCAAAGTCTTCAGGGGAAAGCTCTCAGAGAGAACTTATCCCAGCGGGTACATACCTCGCAAGATGTTACAGTATGGTTCACCTTGGCACTGTTAAGCAGTCCTACTTAGGTGAAGAGAAGTGGACAAATCTTGTCCGCATAACTTGGGAACTTCCCACAGAGCTTCGGTGTTTCAATGCCGACAAAGGCGAGCAGCCTTGTGTTATCTCTAAGGAGGTCACATTAAGCATGAATGAGAAATCAACCCTCAGAGCCTTACTCACAGGTTGGAGAGGCAAAGCATTCTCTGAGGAAGAAGCAAAGGAATTCGATGTTAGTAAATTGCTTGGCAAGCCATGCATGATTAGCATATTTCATCAGGCCAGCAAGAGCAATCCTGAGAAGTCTTATGAGAGGATTGCAAGCATTAGCCCGGTGATGAAAGGCATGGAATGCCCTCCTCAGGTTAATCCATCCTTTGAGTTTTCAGTTGCTGAATATAACCAGGATAAGTTTGACACTATGCCGGAGTTTCTCAAGGAGATGGTCAGAGGCTCTAAGGAGTTTCAGCAGTTGCTTCAGCCTAAGCCTGTGGCACAAGTGACACCTGTGGCACAACCTACAATTTCAGTTCAAGATTTTATTGATGAATTACCTTTCTAAGTCATGGCATCACTTTGGCAATTAACAATGGAAGAACTCTCCTTCATCAGCTTGATGGAGGAGAACGGTGGAGAGGTCTCTGATGAGCTTCTCGAAGAGTTGGCAATCCGTAGAGATAACTTCCAGCATAAGGCTGAAGCCTATGCTAAATTTATTTTAAAGCTTGAATCAGAATCTGAGCAAGCTGCGGATGAGATCAAGAGGATTCAGGCTATTAAGAAGAGCAAGGATAAGACAGTGGACAGGCTTAAAGAGACATTGCTTGCTGCGCTTATGTTATTCGGGCAGGAGGACTCTAAAGGTGTGCGGAGATATGAAACCCCACTGGCTAAGTTAAGCACTCGCAAAAGCGTTTCTGTGGAGATTCTTGAGGAGGGCAATCTACCTCCGGCTTTTTGGCTAATCAAGAAAGAGCCTTGGAAGTCTGAGATTAGCAAAGCAATTAAAGATGGCGAGCATGTACCAGGGGCGCAACTAAAGGAGAATCTAAGCCTTAGTATTCGATAGTGTTAAATTTGGTTAGTTTGAACGGTTTTCATACAAAAAAGGGAGGCTTTTGGCCTCCCTCTTTCTTTTCCTAAATATTAGGATTAGGCAGCAGTTTTAGGATTAACCAGCAACAAACTCAGCCTTGAAGACACCGTTTACTCCTTCGTTAGGATCACCGGCAGGGAACATAGCA